GCCAAGGGTTATCAATAAGTTTTTTAGTATTTCTTTGTTTGCCTCGATACCGTAGCCGCTCAATCTCGCTGCTGCTCTTGCAATAGGTTCCAATTCTTTAGCTGGCAGCCCGCCGATAATGGCAATCTCGTTATCCTGGAATATCCTCGCTCCGTTCTCGTCACGCATTGCAAGTTGTAACAGTTTGGCTGTAGCCAGTCTTGCAACGTTTTCGTCTTGACTGTGTTTTATCAAACGCCAGCCTTCCAGGTCATAAGATGTCAGTCCGTGAACCCAGACTTTTGTACCCGCGATCTCGTGTTCCTCTTTTGGAACCTGGTCACGCAGGGACATTATCTTTTGCTTTATCTCCTTTGCTGACATCTCTTTTGATGACATGTTTTCCTTGTCCATTGGTTTTTGAACTCCTTTCTGATTTTTCTTTTTTGATCTTTAGCGGTGAACTCGGATTATAAATCCTTACATAGTTACCGCGTAAAAGATAATTGGCGGTCCAAACCGTTATGTCCCTGTCAACAACTTTTGTCTGGCCTATGATGCCCTTCTGAGAAGCTGGACTGGTCACCTTGGCCAGATACTCTATTGTATCGCCTGCCTTCAACATGGCTTTTCTCCTTACGCTACATCAGTGTAAGTGGCTGATCCACTCAATGCCAAAGTGACATCAAGCTCGATTGACCCATCCGGCTCGCTGAACGCCGGCAAACCAAGTGCTGATATAAGCGCATCGACTGAATGATTACTCGTATCCGGATAGGTGATTAAAAGCGTTCCTTTGGTCCCGTCTTGGTATTTGGTATTCAGCTTGTTATATACGCCGGCCGCGCTTCCATCATAAACAATATGAACTGTCACGTCACCTTCGTTTAACGCACCTGCAATCTTTTCGACCGCCTCGTTGGTACTATCACAACTAAGTATTTCGATAATACGCCGCGTGCGTGTGCCTGTAAGACTCATTACCTCTCCGACTGTTTCGCCATCAAAGGTAAAAATAACGCCCATCGCGGTTATAGCGTTTGTTGCCATCTTATGTCTCCTTCTTAATACATTTTAATTCACACATTTACCCACGTTTATGATTGTTTATAGCCGTCAAGAAGTGCCGTATAATATATCACCTGAACAGTTATTTCAGCGACTACGCCACCGGCCATAATTGAAAAGTTATCTTCCGGACAATCAATACTAAGGGCCAGCCCTCCGCAGGCCTGGCCTTTTTTGTTTTCATTCAATAAGAATTGTCGAATAGTTTCGGTCATTCTACACAGTTGGGTATCTGCTGCGGTATCATCTGGTAACTCTTTTATAATTCCGTAAAGTCTCCATTCGGCAAGCTCCTTTCGGGATGTGCTTGTCTTTTCCAGTGTCCCCTTGTCGATGATTTCAATTATCACATCGTCATGCTTGAAATCCTCTACTTGCCAATCGAGTATCTTCGGACGAACAGCATTTAATGACATCGTTTGGTCGACGTCCTTGACGTCGTTAATTGTTTCTTCGATCCAAACTGCAATTCGTTCAACTATCGCTTCCATCTTTTGAACTCATAAGCTACCTGGTCATTGATTAATTTACCCATTCTGTTAGCTGCAGAATTGGTGACTTTTTTTAATAGTCCGGGCGTACCTGTAATGACACTCCAAATCGATGGGCCTCGCTTTTCATCAATCGGCAATCTTGTTCTGAACCTTCTTTCAAAAACACCACGATGACCACTTGCTCGCATAGTCGCGATGAAAGCGTGTGGTATGCGTTTCCTACCTTCCAATCGGCTGATTCGATATTTAACACCGCGAGGTCTTTTTTCAGTTGTCCCCGGAAAAGCCAGCAGACCCGGCCTGTATCTGCTCGTTGCTATATATCCGGCAAGGTGACTATATGTGGCTTTATACTTTTTGATGCTTTTTGAAATTTCTCCTTTTTTTAGTGTGATTCTACCGCCAACGCGGCGCTTCAAATCGGTTGCCGCCATGTCAACGTTGCGATTTATAGCTCTGCGAAATACCCTTGGCATTGCCCTCGGTATGGCTCTCAAAATATTAGTCGCTTCTTTAATACTTTTCTCGCCAATTTTTATTCGCATTGCCAGCATTAGTGTGCCTCTATTGTCAACATTCCTGCGTCCTCGTTTACAATTCTCGCAAGCTGAAAATTTCTTGCAGTCGCACCCGGACGGGGGGGGACACTTATCTTTTGTCCTGTGCTGTACTCACTCGGAGCAATACCAGCTGTAGCACTGTTCTGAACTGATATTTCTATGACAGGGCCACGCCGCCTTTTTACAGGTGATACTTGTCCGTCATCTTGTTTGTAAGTGATTATGACATCGATCGATCTATCCAGAACACCAGGCTGATATATTCCTGTCACTCCAAACTCGTCTGTGTGTAATGATGCGTCTTGCTCCAAAATTTCATCGAATGTCCTTAATGTCATTGTGTTATTCCAAAAATTTAGACAGCACTGCAAAAAATGTCGCACCGCCGCAACCTGAACCTATACACCAGCCAACCAAACCCCACTTGGATGCAATTATCGCTTTACCATGTGGACACGCTTCCGTATGCCATTTCAACATAGTTTCAATGACCTTCTGACTTACTTCGGAAGCTGCATTGATCGCGACCTCGCGTATATATTTCATGTCCTGCTCTGATAGTGACATTATCAGCCTTTACGAAAAATGTATTGCAATTGTAGAGGCATAGCCTGACCTCGAACCGCCGAACCGGCCAGGCTACACCAGGACAAGTTAAACTCGAATCAAATGGCAAAGAAACCGCTCAGACAAATGTCGAATGCGATGCGTATTGCCAGTATCCGAAACCAACATTTCGAATCGCTTTGATTCCGTACTGATGCATATTGTTGTCAAACTCGAATTCGCTGCCTTCGCCTTTGCCACCGATAGATATTTTTTCTTCCTCTTGTCGGATGAAAGGCGCTGCAGGGGCATCCGTCCGGAATGTTGCGAACTGCGTGGTATAAGTAAGCCTCGGATTCGGGACAACGCTTACGATAAAGCCCTGTTTTTTCAGTTCTTTCAGAACGTTGGATTCGTCCGCAGGCTCGCCGAGTTCGGCATGAACCAAATACGGCCATAATGTCACGCTCGTCATTACGGTAAACTTCTTGGCGTTCGCGTTCATCGGTTCTCCCTGGTCATCTTTGTAGCCGAGCATGTAAGCTATTACACCAAGGATTGCTTTTATGGCTTCCGACACTGTGGGGGTTGTCGCAGCCGCGACATCAAGTGCAGCAACTTCACCGTTTGTAAGCAGATTTTTTTGCGTGCCGCTATCACCTTCGCTGTGGTCATCATCAAAGAAGTATTGCCCATCATAACAAAGGCCGCTCGTCGCACCGGTCCCGTTGGTAATCAGCGTGCTGAGAAGCTTGGCCCAATGACCGGTCGCTCTTTCAGCCAACTCGTTGATCCGGATTCTAACTTGTTTGGTTTTGTCACGCCGAATCCAATCGACAAGAATGTTCAGAGTTGCCTCGAACGTCTTGTTCACGATTGTAATCCCGTTCTCCCGGAAACCTTTGGCCTGCCTGCCGCCGACCCATTCACGCATCGCAGGAACCATGCCAAGCCATTTATACGTTTCTGAATCCTGATCCGAATCAAACAAAACCGATACCAGATCGATCCACGATTTGCCGGTGTATTCCTCAATCGCTGCAAAAAACTTGCCGATTATATCCCGGCGTCCTAATCCTTGAGCTCCCATCTGAAATCTCCTAAAAAGTATTTTGTTGTTATTTACGGGCAACAAAAAACGACAGTCAAGTTGTCAGGCACCTGACTGCCGTTGATTTGTTCTTAGCAACTTTCAGCTTGCCAGCTGAAAGAAGAACCCGAATTTTAATTTTTAATTTGCCTGGTTACGGTCGTAACGATTTACCTGGTTACGCCTGTACCCATGTGCCGCGCTTGCCGACAACATTCCAGCCGGCCGCACCGTCACCGATAAATTCAAGGAAGTCACCACGTTGTGCAGTCCCCTTCGTGTTTGTTATTGCCGCACCGTCCGCACCCGCTGCAAGATCGCAACCGCCGAGACTCTTATCGGCTGCGTTGAAATCGACTATGATCCCCGCGACACCCAGACCGCCGCCATTCACGATTCGAATTCTGTAGCCTGCGACCGTTGCTATCAGCGTAATCGTTTTGGCATCGACACCAAGGTAGATGGTTTTACCGTTGTCGGCAGCATCGGTCGTATAGTCATCAACCTTTGTTTCACGGAAGGGGTTCGGACCGAACTCGTCAACGCCGAGCGGATCGAATTCAACTTCCATCTTGGTAGCCGATTCGTATCGCGATATCTTGCCAACGTAGCTATTGCCGGCTGGATCGAATGTAACAACCGCGTCATCAGACGCATAGACCGGCTGTCCGACATCGGTGATAAGCCCAACCAGGCTAACCACCATGCGATACTTGCCGGTGTAATGTTTTATGTCTTTGTCACCGGCCGCACCGCCTGTATTGTCCACCCGGTCGATGCTGTGACCTTGAAACTTGTCACCAGCCACCAGGGGCCTGCCGTAACCGGCCGCATTATCACCGACCATAGCTCCTTCATAAACGATGTCGTTAGCTATAATCGGGATCGAACCCATATCGCCCGTGACCGAAGTCATCGGACTATCTTCTGCTAAAGTAGTCATCTGACTATCTCCTTACTAAAAGAAATTCTTGTTATTTTTAAATCCAGGTTCTCGTTATGAACACAAGATTTACTTAAACTTTTTCATTGCCCGGCGGGCTTTGTCTGCTCTTGCATGGTCGCCGCCGCCTTTCGCTCGCAGGATATAACTTTCCAAAGTCTGAACTGCGACAAGACTCTTGGAAGCAACAAATGCCTTGAGGTCTTTGAATTCCGCTTTGATGCGTTCCGATTTGTCAAACTCCTTTTTCACAAGAAGCTTGTTGACGTCGGCCTTGCCCTTTTCCTTATAGAGTATAACGAAAGGCAATCTCAACCCTGCGACACCTTTCAATCTCATGAAAGTCCGCAGAGCGCCGTCGGCAAACGGGTCCTCGTATTCGAGCAAGAAGCCCGGGCCGCTTTGTCTCGGAGCGCTTTTGTTTTGAACGTCAAGTGCGATCTTGTCGTAAACATCAGGCATGTTTTCTTTTACCTGCTCAACTGATGCTTTTCCGATATCCTCAACAACAGCTGCCTTTATCTCAGCAACCAGCTCCGGAAACGCCTCTCTTAAATCTTCCGCCGATTCTATCCAAGCCATATCAGGTTTTTCGGGCTTGATGTCACTGGCAGGTTCTTGTTTTGTCTCTGCGTCTTTGGCCATTTGACTACCTCTTTCCTTTCTGCTAAAAAGTTCTATTTACACAAAGATAGAATAACAATAATCGTTGCCGCGAATTTTTTCTGTTACCGCACCTGGCCCGCTACCTCTGCTTTCATGTAAGACAAGTATGCCTTTTCATCGCCGCCGAATTCAGCCTGCAACTCTTCGGACGCTTGGAACTCCGCTTTCAGCTTGTCGTCATCAGATTCGGTTTTCGTTTTGCTTTCAGGGTCCGGGGTCTGGTCGGTGAACTCTGTCACAGCCGGGTCAACAGCTGCCGTTTCGGTTTGCTCAGTCTGCTGATTTTTGTTTTCAGTCAGCTGCTTGTTTGTGTCCTCAAGTTTCGCAATTCGAAGCTGGCTGGCTTTTTCGGTTGTCACTTGTTCTGTGAAACACTTCACAACCAACTCATTATCCGAACCGCAGGCCGCTTTCAGTGCTTCGAAATATGCCTTCTGTTTCCGCTCGCCTTCGGCAAGTCCCTCAGTCTTGCCTTTTTCAAATAGCTCATTAGACAAGTCCGGATGTTGTTCGTTAAGCTCTTCCAGACTTGTTATCTCCGTCGTTTGATCTTCCATAATATTATGCTCCTTTAATAAATTGAATTTCACGTTTTCGTTATCAGCTAATGCCGATGATTTTGTATTGATATCAGAACCAAAAACACACATGCTCACTTCTTTGATAACCGATTTTCTAAAGACAGCACCCGGGCCTTTCAAGGTCAATCCGTTTACCTTGACATTCGCACCTTCCTGGACACGTTCAATGACAGACGGCCAGCAAAACAGACTCGCTTCCATCGGAAAACCTTTTTTAATATCTGCCCTGATTTCCTGTGCTTTGTCGTTATCAAGAAATTCACCCTCGAAAGTGACATTGCCGTCAATCTTCTGTTTGGTTGTAAACCCGATGCGGCTGGCTGTAAAATGTGATTCCAGGACAGCCAAACGTTTTTTATAAAACTTAGTCCCTTTCAAATCAATAGCCAGATTCCCCCAGAACCAATGACCTTTTATAATACCGCCGGAATATCCCACTATCCGGAATTTGTTACTTTCGCCGTCACCGTCTGTGAAAAGCACTTCCGCTTTCTCGTTTAATACACAGGCTTTCACAGGCGCTGTATCATCATCCGAGAGAGATTGTTTGTTCTTTTTCTTGGCCGCTTCGAATCGTATATGTTTTACCTTGTTCTTTGTAAGCCAACTCTTTGCCGCTGCTGCTGTCCAATGTTTTGTCGGAAAAGCAAGAGCTTGTGGTAAAGGCGGGTCTTTGGGCTTGCTCTTTCCTTTGAGCTTTGCCCAGATAATAGAAATCGTGTTCGGAACTTTGATCTTGTTATAAAGCTTGCCGCCTTCCGTTCTGCGATAACTCTTCGGATCGAAATCTTTCGGATTTCTTAATCTTGCTCTATGCTCGTTTTCAAAAGACATAATATCCCCTTTTATAAAGCCGCCGGCGTTCCTGATTTTTCAGGAAGCAAAGTCACTCCCTTTTCGTCAAGATAACTTTCCTCTTCCGCTCTCTTATCTGTAACGTCATTAAAGTCACGTCCCTGCCTGCTGCAAATTATAGAATGGTTAATTGTTCCATTTTTTAACTGTTGTTCGTCCGCCTTCGATTCCTTCCAAGGGTCAACATAAGGCCAGCGCTTGCATAATATATCGAATCTTGCCCAACCGTCGCACTGCGACAATTTTTTCTTTGCGAACCATTCCTGCAGCTTTAATAAATAGAGCCTTCTCATAAAAGGTTTTATCAACAGTTCCTGTTCATCAAGCCACGTGTCCCGGGCCTCTTGATATGCAACGCGTGAATTCATAAACGTAGCTCCGGAATAGTCACCAGTCACCAGCATAAGCGGCATGTTCACAGGATTGCCGATAATCATCAGGATGCGCATCATAAACGGATCGAAAGCAGCTGCCGGCCTCGTTGTTCCGATTGCTTCGGCTTTTTCACCGAGCCCGCCTTCCCATATAATGCCCGGGTCTATCTTTTGAACCGTCCTGTTAGCATCATCTTTTCCGGACGGATGAACACCGCCTGTATATGGTACTGCTTTTCCCGCTGCGTCTTTTGTCGTAATCATCATCGGAAAACAAGCATTGATCTTCGCAGCGACAAGTTCCGCATCTACATATCCGAAAAGTTTGTCAATCGCATCGACTGCACTTATAAGAACCGGCTCTCCACGCGACATGCTGAACCTGTCCGGATTAAATGTGTGGTGAACATCAGCTGCAAGGTATTGTTTAAAAGTATCGCTTGCAATATACCCCCACTTGTTCGGTTTGCCTACGTAATAGCCGATGACTCGATTATTCGTTTTCTTTACAGCGACACCATTCACAATATTGAAATATTTGCCTTCTTTTTTTCCATACGGAGTGCCGACTTGTTCACCCTCAACAGCCTGTATTCCTTGGTCTGTGAAAATGGTAAACAAGTCACCGTCCCTGCAATAAGCATGAAATAACATTTTAAGATAAGCATGAATATTGAATCGCCCGGTGACATCACAGGGATGATTTATCATTTCATCTTTCCAAAGTTCCTCCGCTTCTTTGTTCCACCCTTTATCTTCGGTCCTTGCCTGAATCTTTGTCGCTGTACCGACAACTTTCGTTGCAAGCTTTCGGTATATGCCTTTCACCAATGGATTGTTTCTCCCCAGGTCCCGGCAAATTTCTCGTAGGTCATCGAGCTTCGTTTGTGTCAAATGCCAGTCACCTGTACCGCCCAGACCGGAACGTTTCGTTCGCGTTCGATGTTTGTCCAAGATGTCATATCCGAAGCGATACGATTTTCGGTACATTGCCTTACGTGGTGACAAAACCGCTACATAATCATCAAGCCGTTTTGATAAACGGAGCAAGAACGGTTCGCTGCTTTTTCTTTTAACTTCTCTCATGTCTCTGCAACTGTAACTCTGCCTCTGTCACCTTTATCTATCCGTAGAAGTAAATCTTTCTCTCTGGCATAAAGTGTTCGAAGTTCCGGACGAACCGTTACACGCCCGTCCTTCGTCAAGCTTTGTGCACCCTCCTCGATGCGTGTTATCGCCGCTTGCACGCTTGCTAATTGTTCGGCAAGGGTAGGCATTTTTAACTTCCCTTCTTTTCAATTCCACCCTCGATAATAACCGCCCCGCCATTTCCTATCCAACGTGACATCGTCTCCGCTTCCGGTCTTACCACCGACATCGGTCCCATTAATGTGGATTTTGCAACAACATTTTGTCCGATATCTTTAATCACCCAAACGCATGTTTCTTCGGACAATCTGATCACATGAATTTCGTACATGACTTGAAACTACAAGGCGAGTCTGGGAAAAAAAAGGGTGTTTGTACCAAGAATTAGTACAAAGATGAAAATTTTTTGAACTATTGAGGCTGATAGTTTTCCTCAACGCTCTTGAAAGTATAGCCGCAATTGCCACATTTATGCCGGCGTATTGGCAAATCTCTGCTGCTATACACAGGACAATTTGTGCTGTTACATGCCGGACAGCGGATACGAACATAGCGAACAACCTTGTCTTTTGGTTTGTCCGGTTTTTTCTTTCTTCGTTTACCAGGCAAATGCAGGTCTGGCAAATCATCTAAGAATCCGTTACTCATTTTATGCCTCTGCGTGATCTATTGTCCCAATGTTCGCCTCGGCTCTCGGACATGAACCCCGCCCAAATTCCAAAAGCGCGGACCGCGCTCACCTGCGGACCTGACCGCCCCGTGGTCCAGACGATATATCTCCAATACAATAATTCAAGAATAAGGACATACCGACCGAAAACATCAACCTGCCAAACCCATCCGAATATCATGTTTTTAAGATTCCGAATTTTCACAACCTGCCAACATCGAACGTCTTGTTTGTTCTTCATAAATCCACCTGTTATAAATCATTTCTTCCCGCGATCTGAAAACCGCTTAAAAACACAAAATCTTCCAAAACCCCTGATTCAGCCTCTTATTTTCAATTTTGGAGTCCCCAGAAGCCTCGTAGAGCGATTTTTTTGGTTCCCTCGGTATAATATTACCCTGTTTTTCAATTTGAGCCATTTGAGGCTTTTTTCCCTTCTTTACAGTTACAGTTTTGGCAAATCGTCCAGGAACCCGGACCCCGTTGCCTTTTTCTTTTTTTCCGGTGCCGGCCTTGCCAGTTCCAAGCTCGGCAGTGATTGAGCGCCGCACAACTCAGCTGCAAAAGACGAATAAACCTTGCAGTCCCAAAGGTGATTCGGCAGGTGTTCTTTTTTCAATATCCAAATTAGCTCGTAACTTTTTTTGCGTTTTGTTCTAATCGGTCTTTGTTCTTCCGCTGTTAAATGATTTAGTGACTCTCTCGTAGTATCTTTATGTAGATGCCAATAGCCCGGGCCTGGTGTTTTTGAATCGAATATCAACCTGAACAGCCTGCTTTTGTATATATTCACATTAAGATCATAACGAGTCATTGTGCCGCCCGCGATCTTGGTCGCCCTGAACGGACGGGTCCGGACGCTGTCATCGCCGCGAGCCTGCAAGAGAGCAAGTTCATTGCACTGGCTGCAAAAATCTTTTATCACGTCCGGCCTGTAACCGACATCGATTGCAGTTATGTAAATGTAAAATAACAAACTACTATCCTCTGCAGAAACCCACGGAGTCTTTAGAAAACTTCGAAGCAAGTTCAGATTTTCAAGCTCTTTCGTATCGCCTGTTTCCAAACGTCCCTCGTAAATTGTCCAAACCTCAGACAGATATCCCCATCCCTCAACGCTTACCCAAACGTGGTCGACCTGAATATCAACACCGCAGCTGATCATCTGAACGCCCGCCGGCACTATCCCTTGATGATAATTGCCGATGTGTGGTATCAGCTTACTCAATTCTGTTTCTTTTTCAGTTTCCTTCCAGGGCTCTGCCAACTGTGAATTGACATAATCCTGCAGAGGCTTGACATTGCCTTGCTTTTTTTCTTTTATTGCATTAGCCCAATCGCCGGCCAGATCATCAATCGTCTGAAAAACCGGATGCAGCATGAAAGCCGATATCCTGCAGCTGTGGTGACTTGTCAAAGGGATTTCGCCTATAATGTTTCCGGACCTGTCAACTTTGCATCCTGCAGGTGCGTAAATCCCGGCGCTTACAGCGTCCCACCGCTCATATTCGGTCCACGGTTTTTTGCAGTGCGGACAAACATATCTCGCGTGTCCGCCGCTCCTGTATATTTCTGCATCGAG